GCTGCGGTATCTAACTCTACAACAACTTTTGAGTAATTTATACGGGAGCTTCGGCTCCCCCTTTTTTATATGGCTTCCACAACTATTGATATCGACACAGAATTGTCCGCAGTAAACAATATACTGGGGGCTATAGGTCAAGCACCAATAACAACACTTAACTTTGACAACCCAGAAATATCATTTATATTTAATCTACTCCGTGATGCTAACGTAGACACGCAGGCAGAAGGGTGGCATTTTAACACAGAGAAACATGTAAAGTTTGCAATAGACGCTAATGGTAAGATAGCTATTGGTAATGATATATTGTCTATGGACTTACATGATAACCAAGCTCGCCGTACTAGCAACCTTGTACGTCGCAATGGATTTTTATATGACAAGCAAGATCATACAGATGTATTTACAGCTGACTTAGATCTTGATGTTGTTAGACTATACAACTTTGAAGACTTACCTATTGTCTTTAGAAGATACATAACATACAGAGCGTCCAGACAGGCAGCTACACAGCTTGTCGCTAATCCAAACCTAGTAAAATTATTACAAGGTCAAGAGTCTTTAGCCAGAGCATCACTTATGGAATACGAGTGTAATCAAGGCGATCACAGTATGTTTGGATTTGAAGACGATACAGCGTATCAAACTTATCAACCATTCAGAAATCTAAGGAGATAATGGCAGCAATAACACAAACCATCCCAAACTTTATTGGTGGCATATCAGAGCAGCCAGACCAACTAAAGTTTCCGGGTCAGGTAGAGGATGTCGTAAATGCGATACCAGATATAACCCGTGGTCTATACAAAAGACCGGGTGCAAAAAGAGTAGGCACTACGCCTCTAGCAAATGTCCAGAGTGGTGGTTCGTGGTTTCATTATCATAGAGATGAAGATGAAGGATCTTACATAGGACAAGTTGCAGCTGATGGCCAGCTTAGAATGTGGAAAGCTGACGGCGATAATGCTGGTGCAGCTCAAACCATAGTCTATGGAACAGGTGGCCAGACAGCTATACAAAACTATCTAGCAACAAGCGATGCAGAAAACATACAGTTCCTCACTATCAATGATACTACATTTGTGTCAAGTAGGGATGCTACTAATGCTAATACTCTAATAGGCACTACAGGTACAACACAAGATAATCCTGATAGTCACTTTGCATTTGTTGAGATTACACGTACTGAAAATGGTAGACAGTACGGAATGAATCTCTATAATAATAACAATACTACCAGTTTTACAAGAGCCACTCGTATCAAAATTCAGTCTGATACGCTTGATGAAAGTCAAGGTACAGGTCAATGTAGAGGTATTGGTATACAAACGTTTAGCGTAGATAGTGGTTCTAAAAAGAATCTTATATTCAAACTCGATATACGTGGGCAACAAGGTAGTATCGGTGGTGACGGTGATAATGCTAACGACTTTGCATGTGCATATAATAGAAGTATAATTTTATTACATGGAGGTGAAGGTTGGACTACAGGTGATACAACAACAGTCACCATGGATCAGGCTAAGGGACGAACTATAACTGGTACTGTAAATAATGGTAACTCTACAAAAGGAGAAGCACCAGCTACATATACTATAGAAGTAGTGGAGCACGAAACAGTTACAGTAAAAGCTAATCTCAAACTTTTACGTCCAGAACCTACACCTTTTGATGCTGATACAGCTGTGAGTGCTGACCAAGTATTAGGTGGTATTCTCGCTGAGTTACCTAATGGTATCAACGGTACTATCATCGGTAATGGTATATACATGTCTAGCTCTAACTCATTCAATGTTGAGATAGTAGAAGATGACTTGATGCGTAGCATGGGTACATCAGTAAACGATGTTACATTACTACCAAAACAGTGTAAACATGGGTATATAGTAAAGATTGCAAACGCTAGAATATCAGAGGAAGACGACTACTACCTACGATTCGAGGGTCAGAACAATCAAGATGGTACAGGCTCATGGTCAGAATGTGCCAAGCCCGGTATACCTAAGACCCTGACAAACATGCCTTTGGTTATACAAAGAACAGCCCTGTCGAATCCGGGTACATCTAGTGAGGTAGCTACATTTACTATCAAACAATTTACATACGCTGACAGGGCTGTAGGTGATGAAGAGACTAACCCTCTCCCGTCGTTTCATAATAAACGTATTAATAAAGTACTATTTTTCAGAAACAGGCTAGCTTTTTTAGCTGGAGAAAATGTAGTACTATCACAAGCTGGTACACTTGGAGAACCTGACTTCTTTGCTCAGACTGCTTTGACAGTTAGTGCAAACGACCCTGTAGATATAGCATGTTCTTCTACCTTTCCATCAGAACTATTCGATGGTATAGATATAAACACAGGTCTAGTTGTATTCAGCTCCAACCAACAATTCTTGTTATCATCTGACGATACAGTTTTTAACCCTGACACTGCAAAGCTACGTAGTCTTGCAACTAATAATTACAATATAACTATACCTCCTATATCACTTGGTACAACTATAGCTTACCTTGATAACTCTGGTAAATTTAGTCGATTCAATGAAATGGCTAACGTAGCTAGAGAAGCAGAACCAAATGTTGTAGAACAAAGTAGAGTTGTACCTACACTAATACCGAAAGAGGTTGACTTACTTACTGTATCTAGAGAAAACGATATGGTTCTTATAGGTAAAACTAACTCTGATGAGGTTATAGGATTTAGATATGTTAACGTAGGAGATAAACGGCAGCAGTCATCATGGTTTAAATGGAAGTTCAACAACCCATTACTATATCACTTTGTTATAAATGATGAGTACTATTTTTTAGATACTGATAATTTTTTACAAAGCGTAAGATTAGTACAGCAAGAATCTGATCCATTTATATTACAAGATAATGTCGACTTCTTACTTCACTTGGATAATCATACTACTGTTAGCGGCGGTAGCTTTAACTCAACTACGAATATAACTACCTTTACTGGTGTTAGTTGGTTATCTTCAGTAACAACTCCAAACTATACATTAGCTATTGTAGACAGCAATACTAATTCTGTACGTGTAGGTAGATATGCAAAACCTACTATTAACGGTACGACTCTTACAGTACCGGGAAAGTGGACAGATACTTACCACATAGGTTACATATATGATTATAGTGTAAAGTTTCCTACACTATTCGTAACTAGAACTCAAGGGCAAGGGGTAAGTGCTGATGTAAACTCATCTCTTGTTATACATAGAATCAAACTTCACTTTGGTAAGATAGGTCTTTATGAAACAACACTTGAACGAGTCGGTAAAAACGACTACACAGAAGTATACGAATCCACACAACTTGACGAGTACGACGCATCTGATGCACCATATCTCGAAGAGTTTATCAAAACTGTCCCAGTCTACGAAAAGAATAAAAACGTAGATATTACACTTAAATCAACTCACCCTGCCCCAGCTACGCTACGAGCTATGTCTTGGGAAGGTGATTTCTCACCCAAATTTTATAGACGTGTCTAAATTAGACAAATACATACACCCAATCACAGAGGAGGCTGCCAGAGAGGTGGCCTCTAATCTACGTCCAGATGACCGCAGAGAGGTCGAAGAAGGTCATGGGCTAGATGCTACGGAAGAGCTGCTACGAGCGGCTAGAACGGGCTTGTGCGTGTATTTCACAGTGCCTAACGGCAAGACTGCTGGCATGGCCGGGGTTGGGCCGACTGGAGAAGTCTGGATGCTATGCACTCCAGCTATACACGAATACCCAATTACGTTTGCAAGAGAAGCTAAACGCTGGCTTGAGCAACGTAACGAAAAATTACTGTGGAATATCGTAGATTCTCGTAACACCGTACATCTAAAACTATTACAATTTTTAGGTTTCAAGTTCTTACGTAAGTTTGAACATGGGCCAAACAATATACAATTTATAGAATTTTGCCGTGTGTGCACCAGATCCTAACGCCGGAAGAAGAGAAGCCGCTAGACAAGAAAACAACAAGCGGATACTAAAATACTACTCTGACGGTATCAAACAATGGAATAAAGAGGTTGACTTCAAGGATAATATAAACAACATTCTTGGACTAGGAGCATCTCGCTCTCAATCTGACTTTACTGCCTTTGCTCTAAGTGAGCAAGGTAAAGGTCTACTAGACAAGCAACAAGCAGCACAGAAGTATTATGCTCAGGCAGCTGTAAATGAAGGTGGTAGATCAAGAACTTTTGGAAGAAGACAGAAAGCAGACTTTTATAATAAGCTAGCTGATGTTGACAGAAAGCAGTATGCTCTAGCAACTGTTGGAGAAGCAAAAGCTCAGACTAAAATAACAAGAGGTTTATCAGAGCAACTACGTAGTAATCGTACACAACTTGGATTTGATCCACAGTTTGGGCCGCCTACTATGTTACCACCAAAAGACAGAGCTGGTCAGCTTATGAACAGTATAAGCTTTGGTATGAGCGTTGTCTCACCCTTCTTACCTAGTGACGTAAGATTAAAAGAAGATATTAAAAAAATAGGTACATCTATTCAAGGCTATGATATTTATAAATTTAGCTATAATAATGAAGATACAAAATACATAGGTGTTATGGCACAGGATGTTTTACTAAAGAAACCACAGGCAGTATCAAAGAGCAGTGATGGTACTTTTGCTGTAGATTACAGCCAGATTGACGTTGAGTTTAGGGAGGTTGCTTGATGGAGTTTGAACAGTTTAGTTTTAACCATTCTGACAGCAACTTTGCAGAAGTCAGCTATGATGGTTCTAAAGTAGCAAACCAAGCTCTAGCAGAAACAGACAAGATATATGCAGCTGCATACGAAAGAGCAAAACAAAATGCTATTGCAGATGCAGAGACTAGATCTCGTAACTTTCAAAAGTTTGGTAAGCTTATAGGTCAAGGTGTCGAGTTCAAGAAAAAGCTAGATGCTTGGAATGATACTAAGTCTTTGAGAGAAGATCAGAAAAAAGGTAGATATGTAGGCGAAGATGGTAAGGTATACGACTCTGATGGTAATGTCATAGAGGGTGCAAAGCCTGAGACTGTGACCCCAGACAATGAAGATAAAAATGCAAAAGCAAATGCTGAGGCCACTAAAGAGCTAAATAAAGAAGTAAACCAAGTAAAAGTTGAGGGTGCTTCTGTAGCTGCACAGGAAATAGAAAAAAACAATGCAGCTCCAGAAAGTAAGAATCAGGCAGTCGAAACTCTCGATGCTGTTACTGTTAGCAACATACCTACATACGATGAAAACTCAGCAGCTACAGCTAAAAAAACTGTAAACTGGACTAGCAACTTCGTAGCTCAGAATCTTAATACTCCTCTTAGTAATGCTATGGTTCCGGGTGCTAATGGTAGAACCTACAACCAACTCATGGCTGACGGTGACACAGGCTTAGCTGAAGAAGGATTGTACTTTTGGGGTCGTAGTGGCTTGATGCAATCAGGTGCTATGAGTAGTCTAAAAGGTAGACACAAGAATAAGATGCTTGATGATCTACGTAAAAATATCAACGGTATCAGCACTAAAGGTCTAAACCGTAAGATAGAAGAAGAGCTAAAGTTAGGTGAAGTAAAAGAAATACTTAACTTATCTGACATGTTGGTCAACAATCCAGAAATGGCATCAGAGTATTTATTTGGTACTAGCGATGATCCTAATTCTGGTCTACTTACAAGGCTAGCACACTCAGCTCCGGGTGGTAAGAAGGATATGAATTTTGCATATGCTAGATTAGGTGACAGACTTGACAAAGCATTTGAACAAGGTTACATAGGCACTACAGAGCTACAGCTGATTAGAGATACATACTTTACTCAAAGAGGTACAGAAGGTAAGAAGAAAACAAACCTAGCTGGTGTGAATACTCCGGGTGCTACACTTTTAGATAATAAACTTGGAGAACTCATTATGAGATCTCAAAAGAAAGATATTGAAAAGCAAGAACTAGAGATCACTAACAAAGCTAATACTGCTGTTAACTCAGCTATTGAAGGTTATAAGAATCTACCAAAGGATGTTGTCTTGACTCGAGACATGGTTACAAAAGATTTACACAAGATAGCCAAAGATCTACAGTTACCTGTTACAGATCCAAAACTAAAAAAACTTGCTGACTACTATGTCCCCGGTGACTACGATGATGAAGAAGAAGCTAGATTTCTACTGCTTGATGCAGCTGACGGTAAGATTGACTCTGGTACTTTAGAAGCTAGACTTGCTGCTATACAAGATGGTGATATTAGAAAGAGAACTAAAACAGATGCTGAAGATTTAATTAATGGATTCAAGCCAAGCTCTACATTAAAAGGTAAAGCTGAAAAGATGTTCAATGCTTTAGTAAACGTAAAAACGCAAAAGATTGGTGATAAAATGGTAACTGTTGTACAAGACCCAGATTTAGCTACTATTGAAGATCTCGAAACCATAACTAATATGGGTATAGCTTATGAAGAAGAGTATAGGCTAGCCTTTATACAAACAAATAATGCTACCAAAGCCCATCAAATAGCTATTGATAAAATCAAAGCTAATTATAGAGATGAAGACCAGAAAAAAGAAACTGTAGATATTAATGGTAAGAAAAAAATTGTTGGCCCATATGATGTTTACCCACCTCCCGGTCAACCTGAGAATGATCCTCAAAGATACTTACTACAAGACAAACTTCTTGATCGTCTAAACAAGGATGATGAAGACTACAGTAACACACTTGGTAGTGAAATGTATCTACCCGGTGAAGAGTCATCTTTACCTCTAGCTGTTAGAGCTTTGAAAAAACAGAATGGACAGATACCTGAGTTCTATCTAAACTTATCTAAAAAGACTGGTATACATCCTTTAAAGTTAATGAAGCAGAGAGTAGAAGCACTTGGCCTTGACATAGAAACTATTGATCCTGACAAGATTTATTTTGTTAAGTTTCCAGACGACGGAATGTCAGAGCGTGACCAAGAGAGATTAAATAGATTTCCTACACCATCAAATCTTATACAGATTATGAGTAAAGAAATATATGATGGTAATAACATGAGTATATTTAAGGATCAGATGGCCGCAAAAGGTGCAGACCATAACACATTTAGAGATCGAACTGGTAGAAGTTATAGTGATAGTTTTAACATACAAACTAAATCTATGACAGAGGTTGGTGAGTTATTTACAAGCAAAGGTAACAGGTCTGGTATACTTACCGGAGCTGGTATACAGATTGGTAAATATAAATGGAACAAGTCAACATTTAATGCAGCTCTTAAAAGATCAGGTCTACCACCTGATGCAGAATTTAATGCTAAAAATCAAGAGTTACTACTTAGAGCTCATCAAAACGAAATACTGTATGGTGACAACCAGTTAGGCAGCATGAGCAGTTTTACAGGTGGAGCTACATATGAATCTATTGAACCAGTCAATATAGATTTTGATGATACTGAGTTTGATGGGCTAGGGTATGACTCATTCTCTATGCCGAACTCAATATCCAGAGGATTAATGAACACTTATTATCTAACTGAAATAGACTAATGCCTATATACGAAGAAGAAAACAAAGAAAAAGACTCGTTCGACCAAGCTAATGATGCTCTCAAAGGTAACATCGAACAGGAAGAACGCATACAGGAACAGGCTATTGAAGAAGAACAAGCTATCCAAAACGAAGCTGAAGAGTTAACAGATCCTCGTGGAGAAGGTAGCTGGGGTTTCAAGGCTGTAGCAAAAGAGTTACAGTCTGCCTTAACTGGTGGTGTTCAAGATACAGCTACGTCTGTAGCTACATTTGCTGAAAGAACAGCAGATGCTCTATCTGGCGAAATGCAAGAAGAGCGTCAAGAAAAAGGATACTACGAACCAGAGTGGGATCCGTTTAAATCTTACTCTAATCCTATTGTCACAAAGACATGGTGGGGTAAAATGTTAAGAGGCACAGTACACTTTGGTACTATGGCTGGTGCAACAGTGCTAGCAGCAAAAGGTGCGGTCGCAGCTGGTGCTCCTCTAGGTATTGCAGCCGGTGCAAAAGCTTTACTAGGTGCTCCTAGTCTTGTACGTGCAGCTGGTATTGGTGCTGTATCTGACCTAGTATCTAAAGAATCTGATGCAGAAAACGCATTAGGTATGATGCGAGATCACTATGGTTGGATTGACACACCTCTTAGCACAAAAGAGACTGACCATCCTATTATGATGAAGATGAAAAACATTGTAGAAGGTATGGGCATAGGTCTTATCTTTGATGGAGCTGCTATGGCTCTTGGTAAAGGTAAGAAGTCAGTGCAAGACATGATAGAAAATAGAGCTAGAAGTGTTGATGAAGAGACATTAGCAAAAGGTTTACAAGAACTACGCGAAGGTGAGTCTGGCTTTAGAGCTGCTAAAAACAAGCCTATGGCTGGTACACATCAAGGTGCAACTTTATCACAGGATGACCCATTTATTGTATGGGAGAACCAGAAAAAAATAAAGAATGACTGGGGTTCTGAAGAAGGAGCAGCTGGTAATGTTATAACACCAGTACAGAGAGAGCGTGCTGCTAAAAACTCAGGTCTTAGTGAAGAGGTTGTTGATGAAGTATTACGTAAATTATATAGTAATAACAGATATAATGAGCTTATAGAAGAAGCAAAAACAAACAGGCAGACACTTGTAGAAGCATTTGGTGATTCTATAGCTGCACATCAACGTATTACAGCTGGTAGAAATGCTGCTGACATGTCTCCAGAAGAATATCTAGAAGAGATACTAAGAGCTACTGACACATATTCTATTACAGATATAGATGGTAATGTCATAGATAAAGTTGACACAATAACAAGTAAATATGTTGTTGTTACTGACATGGTTGTTGGTACACTTTTACAACAAGTACGTGACTTAGGTATTGCTGGTAGAGAACTAAAAGACTTTGTAAACCTAGCTGATACTGATGGCCCGTTAGAAGCTATACGTGACACCATGTTTGTAGCACTAACAGAAGCTAAACGTGCTAGAATAATTAAGTCACAGAACTTTAGAGAGCTAGGTGCAGGCAAACGTAGATATCTAGAGAAAACATTGTCACAAGAAATGGCTGATACACGTGAGGCGATACAGTCTATACTAGATATATCAGTCGAAACAGATCCAAATGGTGAAATGCTTATGGCATTGTTTGAAGCTTTTTCATCTATGAAGACTGTAAACAATCTAGATGACTTTGACCAGTGGGCTCGTAAAATGATACGAGGTGGTGAGATCGAAGGTAAGCAGCAGACAGGTGCTCTTGTCAGAGAACTACAAGGTGTAATGACACACAGTATATTATCTGGCCCTAAGACACCAGCTAGAGCTATCATCGGTACAGCTACACATACATTCTTACGCCCTATGGCTACAACTCTAGGTGCTGCATTGTCACTACCATTTACCAAAGACGTGCGTGGTTTACGTGCAGGGTTAGCATCTATGAACGCTATGATGGAAGCTATACCAGAGTCGTTTGAGTTATTTAAGACAAGACTAAACTCTTACTGGTCAGGCGAGATATCAACTGTTAAAACTAGATTCTCTGAGTATACAGCTGGAGATCAAAACTGGGAAGTATTACGTAGATGGGCAGAAGATAGTGGTCGTGCTACACCCGGCGACAAGGCTGCATTTCGTATGGCTAATATGGCACGTACATTGAATGATAAGAGTTTCTTAGGATACTCTACAAAAATCATGGCTGCTACTGACGATGCGTTTGCATATATACTAGGTAGAGCTAAGATGCGTGAGAAAGCATTACTATCTGCATTTGATGTAAAAGATGCTGGTAAGTTAACTTCATATACTGAGATTGACGCTCCTCTTGTAAGAGACTTTGAGGACTTTTTCTATCGTGATATATTTGACGCAAATGGTAATATAGTTGACGAAGCTACAAAGTTTGCACGTAAAGAAGTAACACTAACTCAAGACCTTAGTGGTTTTTCTAGAAACCTAAACGCAGTGTTTCAACAGAATCCTTGGGCTAGACCTTTCTTTTTATTTGCACGTACAGGTGTAAACGGTCTAAAACTTACAGCTAAATTTACACCCGGTTTTAATTTCTTAGTCAAAGAGTTTAACGATATAGCATTTGCAAAACCAACGCCAGAAGCCTTTGCAGAGCTTGGGCCAAAGTTTGGTATTACTAATGCTAGAGAACTTGCTAATGCTAAAGCACTACAACGTGGCCGATTGGCAATGGGCTCTGCTCTAGTATTCATGGCTGCACAGAAATGGATGTCAGGAGAGCTCACAGGTAATGGCCCGATAGATAGACAAAAACGTAATGTTTGGATGGATGCAGGCTACAAACCTAGAACTATAAAAATAGGAGAGGTGCTAGTAGGCTACGACTCATTTGAACCATTTAACCAAGTCATGTCTATGATAGCTGATATAGGTGACGCTAGTTTACTTATGGGTGAAGAGTGGACAAAAGATAACCTACTCAAGGTGTCTCTACTACTAGCTCAGGGTGTAACAAGTAAATCTTATCTTGCTGGCTTACAATCGTTTGTAGACTTGTTTGGTGCAAAACCCGGACAGCCTGCAAGAATAGCAGCTAACTTAATGAATAACACCATACCTTTAGGCGGTCTACGTAACGATCTTGGTAAACTATTTACACCATACATGAGAGAACTAAACTCAGGTTTGGTTGATTCTCTTAGAAACAGAAACCTATACGCAGAAGGCTTACCCGGCGAGGACTTACCAATCAAGTATGATATACTTAATGGTCAGCCAATTAAGCCGTATGACTTTATGACCAGAGCATTTAACATGTTTAGTCCTATACAGTTTAACCTAAGCCAAAGTCCCGGTAGAAATTTGCTATTTAACAGTGGCTATGATATGAGATTATCAGTTCTATACTCTCCAGAAGGTGATAACCTGACAGATGAGCCTAGACTTAGATCTGCATTTCAGAAAGCTATCGGCGATCAAAACTTAGAAGTTAGGCTAAACAGACTTGCAGATGATCCTAAGATACAAGAGTCTATTGCAGAAATGAACAGACTAATTTCTACAGGTCAAAGAACCGAGTACGAGGTCATGGACTTCTATCATAATAAACAGATAGATGCTATATTCCAAGCTGCTAGAAAATTAGCATGGCAACAAGTTAGTGCAGAACAACCAAAGGTAGCTGAGATAAAAGAAGAAGAGAGAGTAAAGAAAGCAAAACGACTAACTAAAACCAAAGAAACATTCCAATCCGAAATTCAAGTCCTACAACGAATTTATAAATAATGGCAACAACTTTTGTAGAATACACTGGGGATGGAAACGCTACTAAGTCGTTTTCTTTCCCTTCATATCAAGAATCTGATGTCAAAGTCCGTGTAGATGGTGTGCTTAAAACAACAAGTACACACTACAACATCACTAACTACACTACTACAGGTGGTGGTAACGTAGTTTTTACATCAGGTAATATACCATCCAGTCCAGCTAACATACGTATATATCGTGACACTAACGTAGATGCAGCCAAGGCTACATTTACAGCAGGGTCATCCGTAAAAGCAGCTGACTTAAATAATAACACAACACAGCTCCTATACAGAGCACAAGAAGAGCAGATACCTAATCTTATACATTCGTATGATATAGATGACGGTGCTATAGAAACAAGTAAGATCAAGGCAGATGCTATAACAAGTGCAGAGATAGCTGACGATCAGATCAACTCTGAGCATTATGTTGACGGTAGTATAGATACACAGCATATTGGAAATGCACAAATTACTACAGCTAAACTAGCAGCTGACTCAGTAACAAGTGCTAAGATTGCAGATGACCAGATAAATTCTGAGCATTACGTAGACGGCAGTATTGATACAGCTCACATAGCAGACGCACAGATTACTACAGCTAAGATAGCTGACAGCAACATTACTACAGCAAAGATAGCAGCTGATGCAATTACTGGTGCTAAGATAGGTGACGATCAAATTAACTCGGAACATTATGTTGACGGATCTATAGATACAGCTCACATAGGTAACAGTCAAGTTACTACAGCTAAGATAGCTGACAGTAATATAACAACAGCTAAATTAGCAGCTGACGCAGTAACTGGAGCTAAAATAGCTGACGATCAGATTAACTCAGAACACTATATTGATGGGTCTATCGACACTGCACATATTGCAGATTCACAGATCACAACTGCTAAAATAGCTGACCAAAATGTTACCGCAGCTAAAATAGCAAACAATACTATTACAACAGATCAGTTAGCAGCTAATGCTGTTCATACTGTAAGAATAATTGACCAAGCAGTTACGACTGCTAAAATAGATGATGGTGCAGTTACTACTGTTAAACTAGCGACAAACTCTGTAGATTCTGCAAAGATTCAAGCTAACGCTGTTACAACTGACAAGATAGCTGACTCAGAGCTTTCTACACTAGCAGGCATGCAGTCTACAACTGCGTCAAACCTAGCAAGTGCTACAGCTCTTACAGCTACTACAGCAGAACTAAACCAGCTTGATGGTATTACACTAGAAACTTCTGTTACTACAAACAGTGACACACGTATACCTACATCTAAGGCGGTAAACGATCTTGTATTGTCTGTAACAAACGCTCTTGGTGGTTTTGTAGCTATAGCAAACGAGACTAGCTTTCCTACAGCTAACCCTGACCCAAGCAACAATGCTGGTACAGTTGTATCTATATCACAACTTGCAAGCGGTCTTGCAGTTAATGGTAGTGGTGTAGCAACTATATCTAACGGTGCTGGATCTGGTAACACTGTAACTATAACTGGTTTTCCTAGTTCATTGCATAGTCAGACATTACCAGCAAGCAGTGGTTTACAGGTACAAACAACATCAACCTTACACACATATACATTCCACAAACAGCTAGCTAGTGCAGCAGATATACAGGCTATCAGTGCGACAGTTAACTCATTCTCAAACAGATACAGAGTGTCAGCTTCTGCACCTACATCTTCTCTAGATGGTGGTGACTTATGGTACGACACAACTAACAGTAAGCTTATGGTTTACTCTAGTCAAAACTCTGCATGGGAAGAGTCATCTGCGAT